CTTTGCAGTATTATGTGGAGAGGTGCTCCAGTGAGATTCTTACCATGATGCCTAATGATATGATGAACAACATACATAGAAAGAAAGCCTTCTTAGATAAGGTGGTCAAATATTATAGAGAGATGGAAGCAAGTCAGAAATACAACAGCTACTGTGTAAATGGAGACAACAGTAGCTGGGGACCTAAGCACCAAAACACTGCGTTCCTCACCTGCTTATCACCACTAATGAGGAAAGACAAGACATTGGACATGATGTTTACTAACTTCTGCCTCAAAGCAATGCATAAGAAGATCTATATCAGCGATATGATAGCTACAAGGTGTGAGAACAGCCTAATAAACAATGGTTTAAAATGGGTGAATACAGGTGAGAAGTTTGAGATTATAGACAGAACTGGGAAATTCTTAAAGAAGAGTGACTTGGTCGAAGGCTACAATATACCAAAGGAGATGGCTGATGTGATCATAGATCAATTAGCTATAGGAAAATGCTATTTTGAAACTGACTCACACATGATCCAAGGAATATGTCATAAGCAGTCGTCATTGCTTCATTGCTGTGTCCAAGCATATTTCACGATGCTTATTAATGATTGCTACAAAGAGGATGTAACAATCACAATGATCTGTTCATCAGATGACTATGGGATCGCTTACAGGTTTGACGGTGATAACAGTGATTATGACTTTGAGATTGAAGACATAGAGAGGTTAAGAAACATTTACATGCTCTGCTGCAACATTGCAAACTCTCCGAAAACAATAATCAGCAGGTGCCATTTAGGAGAGATATACAGTTTCTTTGTGACTCCAATCACGGCTTTGCAGCCTACAATAAAGCAAAGCTGTGCAATCATAAGTTCACAAGTTATGCCTACCCCATTAGATGAATGTTATCTGACTTTTGAACTGACTAGAATGCTTTTCTGCTCTGGCGGATCTGTTTTGGCGTCAAATGTCGGATTACTGTGCAGGTACTTGAGAAATTGTTCTGTTAAAGGAGTGTCATTCTCAAAATCTTATGATTCTCTTGGATCAGGGAACGGATTCATACCTTTCATAAACATACCTAGAGTTATTTCGATGAGTGAAATTCTAGGAGGCTTAGAAACAACATACTGTGATAGATTGAGAGAATTGATATCTAAGGAAAAAGAAAGTCTAAGTGAAGGTGAAAAGATGGAACTCTCTTGCTTTGCAGAGTCAAGCAAGATCAGTCTATATGACGATATGAGCACTAGAGTGAAGCAAATCTCAAAGACAGAGACAATCTTTGGAAATCCTGTTAAGTTCAAGGCGACTGAGGCAATGATGAAGCTAAGGAGGGAGTTGAGAGGACAATTTTTATCGTCAGATGAAAATTTCCTACTGGAGAGCTTCATTAAAGATATAATATCTGAGAACCAGCCTGCTTATGACCTAGAATCAACTATCAATAAGCTAGCCCAAGCATTTATGAG